GTAAGTTGCATTGAAAGGATTTTTCCTTGAATTGACTTAGCTGAAAAAGCTGCGCCTTCAAAGTTTGCTGCGATTTCTGCATATGTGTACGATCCTGAGTTATCAGTAACGAATGCAGATAGGGTAGCTTCTTGTGCGTCACTAAAAGATTTAGTGTTGCTAGATGAAGCAAGTTCTACGTCGTAGCCCATTTTTCTAAGTTTAGAACTGATGCTTCTTACAGAAGTTTCTAGTTCAGTTGCAGCGCTAGCTACAGTAACTTGTGATACGGGGCTTTCAGAGCCGACGAAGCTCTCTAGAGATGAAGTTCGTTCATCTGTCCATTTTGGTAATGCCATTTTTATTCTCCAATTAAGTTTAAAATGTTTGTTATGATTATGACACCGCGATCTTGCGCTGCCTTAGTTTTGGCTGATTCAATTCCTGACTCATTTATAAGGTGAGTGCAGTCCTTTGTCAGACTGTTTTTTACGGCAAAGCCGTATTTTTCCAGAGCCTCTGCGGCACGAGCTTTGCTGGGATATGAATTGAGTCTACCACTAATACAAACTGTCCCTATAATCTCTCTTTTAACGAATCTCGTTGCCGAGAAAGTAAAGGGAAGGGTCGTTTTATAACTATTAGGTTTAAATTCGTCTTCTAACCATTGCAGAAGGTTTGCTGTCGCTTTCGGACCGATACCGGCTTCGGCACAACTTTTCTCAGAGACATCATCTAGTGAAGATATTGTCTCGCATAACTTTTGAGAGGCTGACCGACCGAAAAGTGGTATAGAAAAAGCTGGCAGTAAGGTCTGTAAGTCAACTGATTTTGATTTCTCAATCTCAGCGATTAGATTACTAGCCAACTTCTCTGAACCTAGTCTTGAGGAAATATCCTCAACTGTAAGCTTGTACAGCTCTGGGTAGTCTTCGATTCCTAACTTACTAATGCAAGCAGGACCGAATCCTTTGATTTTAAGATTTTTTCCGAAATGTTCGAGTTTTTTACTCCATTGTGCTGGACATATCTTGTTAAGACAGTAAATTAGGTCTCCGACCCAAGATACTTCTTCTTCACAGGAAGGACAGGTAGTTGGTGGTAAAATTTGACTCATTTAGATTTCTTTTCTCTTTTCTTATTTATATTGTATATTATAGAGGAAATTTAACCTCTTGTCAAGAACTATATTTTTATTCCTGACTTTCTTCTTCGGGTTCGAAAATTTCGTCATCTTCATAGACATAGGTGTCTGGTGTGTAGTTTCTACGCAACTGCCACTCGAAGTATAGTATTTTGATTTTCTTAATCAAACGCTGTATTAAATTCATTATTTTTTATATCCGTTATGATGCGCCTCGCCATATGCGCGTGGGCTTGTTCTAGGGGGTGATCCTTTGGACCTATAGGTAATTTTAGTCTTTTAGTCAGATCATAAAAACCTTCTGATTTTAAAACAGGCAATTCTGCAACTAACTGATCCTTGCTTAAGTCTAGTGAATCCCACCATACATTAGTATTCTCGAAAGTGTCCCAGTCAAGTACTGGAAGAAGGGGTCTGTACTGCCCTTGCGAGAATAAATAGTGAAGCTGAGGAATTCCTTTAGCTTCTAAAAGGTACTTTACTGAGAGCATATGTCCAATAGTTAGTCTAAGATTCATGTGTGCATTTCTAATACGCTTTAGATATCCTGCTACGATTAGACCATCACCACTCTCTGCGAATTGTTTGTCTATATAGGGTAGACTATCTGGTGTAGCCCTCAGAGTCTTTAGATCTAAGCCGAAGGATGCCCAAGTATTAACAACCCAACTCCAATTATTAGTAATACTAGAAAGTCTAAGTAGTTCGTGTCTGTTTATGCCAGACCACATACATACTACAAGATCAGGGGTACCTGCCCCATTAGAATCCCTACTAGACTGGATTACTTGTTCATAGTATCCGTCTTTCATTGCACCCTCTACCAGAGGATAGGTGGGTCTAGTATCTGTAGGACTTGAGTCATAAGTATGTTTTATTACTTTTATATTCTTAATTGCGGTACTATAATGTTTCTTATTTCCCAGGACTGCATTGAATACACTTCGCTGTATGTAGTCGTTACCTGCCCCAATCTTTCCTTCGTTCCACTCAAGCATTCCAAACTCTCTAGCAACTATCTGACTGAACCTGTCTACTTTCTTGTCCTTTAGCTCCATGCCATTTGTGAAGCTACAACCTGCGAATAAGATACTCAAAATACTTTAACTCCGTACATCTTCTGGAAGTCTAAAGCATCCTGCCAAGTGTCTACCATTGGTTGCCCTTTGATATTTAAACTTGTATTTAGTAACATAGGTACTTTAGTCTTTTCATAATATTCTTCTAATATAGGTCTGAGTATGCTTGTGCACTCTGGGGTTACAATCTGCACTCTGGCACTGCCATCTACATGAGTTACGCTAGAGTAATCGTGCTTTGCTTGAGCAGTATACTGCATGTACTCGTTCATTTGTCCTTCAAAGTATTCGTCTGCGAACTCTGACAGGATTGCTGGGGCAAAGGGTCTGAAGTTCTGGCGTCTTTTAATTCTATTAACAGTACGCTTAATATCAAAGCGTACATCACCAAGTAGAGATCGATTCCCCAAGGCTCTTGGTCCGAATTCCGCTTTCCCATTTGCTACTCCAACTACTTTCTTTTTTAATATATAGTCAACCACTTCTCGGGGGTTAACCTCGTTATCAATGTTAGTTCCTAAGTACGGACTATATTCTACTTTCTTATTGTTATAGCCTAACGCCGCACCTAAACTACTACCAGCATCGCCAGGGTTAGGATAAATCCAAACATTGTCAAAGTACTGGTGTAATAATTTGCTGTTCGCTACACAGTTGAGGGCAACCCCACCTGCATAACATAAATTCTTTCCCCAATGGGAGGCTGCACTTACTAACTTGTGTATTGCATCCTCGACGTGTAACTGGGCACTTGCGGCTATATCTTCAGGTCTGTGTCCTTTGAAGTCATCTAGGGAAAATCCTTTATGCCAATTTGCCCACTTATTGAAACAATATCTCATATCAATACAAGGCTCTCCGTATGCCGCCATTCCCATAGTTATATATTCATCTTCGTTTGGTTTCAAACCAATACGCTTCGTTATAGCACTATAGAACAGGCCAATACTATGTGGATATGAATCTTCATATACTTTCTTCAATTTTTTATTCTGATATATCCAAATACTGCTGGTTGTCCACTCTCCAATCGCATCGATCACGAGACATACAACATCCTTATCAAAAGGTGAGGTATAGAACGCTCCTGCTGCGTGGCTTTCGTGATGAAATAAGCTATAATCACATTCATCAAATATTTTTGTCGAAAGAAGAGATTGACCAAACTTGGCACGTCTTAAGTTTTTCATCGGTACGTTTTCATAGAAAACTGATGCATCTGCGTCTACATTTCGTAAAGACGCTGGGTTGGTTCTGTCGTTCTTCTTCCTTGTAGTCCTCTCGGCATGTTTAGCCCATAGAATCTGGTTATCTTGAACTAATGCTACTGAGGCATCATGAAACCCCTCAGATATCCCTTTAATAAGCACCTCTTACCCCTTTCTTCCAAACTGTATAATTAAACTTAGTGCCACTACGAACATAATTACTTCTGTGGCTCTGTGCACTTGGGAATATAATTGCTGTTCCTATCTGCGGCTTCCACTTATCTATACCTTCAAGTTCAAACTCTCCACCCTCAAAATTATCATTCAAGTAGATACAGCAGCTAAGTCTATTAGCGGGAGTTCCCTTGAATAAGTCTTCGACAGTTTCGTGCTCATCCGTGTGGTATTCAAGAATATCTCCTTTGTGATACTGATTCACCATATGTGAATGCTTATCAATTAGGTTAAATTTGTACGAATTGTGGTTAAATTTGCCAAAAATCCAGTCAAATTTGTCCTTGTATAGTAATTTTGGGGGTACTCCGAGCTTTCTTCTTACATCTCCGAAGTCCCTACCCGAGTATTTACCCGCTGGGATTTGAGTCAACTGCCATTCTTTAATTGAGTCAATTATACACTTACACTCTTCAGCGGTCAAGAAGTTCTCAACTACTGAAAAGTATGTCCATCCAACTTTATTTATGTGCATATTTTGGCAAGTCGTCCCATCTATAAAATTTTTTAAGCTCACTATGCCAGTACCAGCCCTCGAATTTGTGTTTGTATGATTCTTTTTGAGACTCTACATACCTTTCCTTGTCTATCACTACTGTTTCCATTTTTTTGGGAAATCCTCCAATATTTTGCTCGTGATCTGGAAACATTCTGTATGTCCTCCAAACTTGTGAGCAGGCTCTAATTTATCACTTATGTACTTAGCGTGAAGCATTTGTTCCATACAAAATACTTCGTATAGAGTACTACTCCAGGTTCGCTGAATTCTTAAGTCATAACCTTTGAACCCTCGGCTACGCTTTAAAACGTGTCGCCAGTCCTTCCCACTAGCGATTCCAACTTTAATCACTTCCCTTTCGTATGTCTCCTTATTTACTAAGACGACACCATACAGAACACCTTCGCGCTCTGCTACTTCGGGATGATTTTTAAAGAAGGTTTCGTTATATTTTCCTACAGAGGGCAATGGGTTAGCCTCCCGCAAGGGTTTTGGTAAACCCAGTTGTTAGGTTTAGTGGGTTTCTCGTTGAGATCTAAGGGTTTCCCACTCATACAATAACTCCTCAAAAAAATCTGCGTTATCCTCCTCCTCAATCATCTTCCTAAAGAATTCGATATCTGGTATGGTGGATCCTAGCGGAATGTGTGTGACATACGCTCGGTATGCCTTAATCAATTGTTCTTCTAAGTATAAAATCATACTCTCCTCACTATTTTGGGGATAATTTCCCCACTTCTAATAACTTCTACATCACATCCAATCTCTAGCATCATCTCATCAATAAATGCGAGATTATGTAATGTAGCCCTGGATACTGTAGCTCCTCCAATGTTTATAGGTTCTAGGTGAGCAATAGGAGCAATAACTCCACTCTTACCTGTATTCCATTCCACACCTAGCAATTTAGTTACTACTCCTGCAGCCCTGGTCTTGTAAGCGTATGCTCCGCGAGGGTGGTGTGCAGTGTAACCTAGCTTCTCAAAACTAGCGTATCTATCTACGCGAAATACAATTCCATCGTTTGGGAACTGCGACCAATCAGATTCAGATATAACATTGAACCAATTGCTCAATAAGTTCATATCTTCTAGCCAACGTCTGCCCACAGGATTCTGTAATCCGTATGCAATAAAGGTTAAGTCTCTTTTTTTAAATTCGTTAACATCTTTCAAATTAAGTGCACCTGCCGCATAGTTCCTAGAGTTAGGAATCTCTTTGGGGGCTACTACTTCTCCTGTGATTTGTCTCACACCTGAGAATAGCTCTTTAATTGATGTTTCTAGCGTAGGAGGAATAATGTGCATCATTTTATCACTAATGTCTAGTCCCGCTTTGCCATCTCCTCTAGTCAGTGCTTGGTGAAAGATACCATTTATATATGTCAAGGACACGGCTGCGCCGTCAAGCTTTGTAGTAGTTACTATAGCTTCACCAGCGTAATCAGGAGGGGTATCTTCATTAGCGAAGACTTTTTGGAGGGAATACATAGGAAAGGGGTGCTTATAACGACTGTTAATAGCTGAACCCACTTCATCCGTATTTATATTATCTACAAGGCGGTCATACACATCATCGGGCACCAAAGGGCGTCCATTGAAGTAAGCATCGCGGCACTTGCCTAAAAATGTTCTTATATCTTTATTCATGAGTATATTATACTTCGTTTTTAGGTTTTTGTCAAGAACTATTTTTCTGGTGTCCCACGCAAGACTTGAACTTGCAACCTACGGCTTAGAAGGCCGTTGCTCTATCCATTTAAGCTAGCAGGACATTTTAGAAAAAACTTTCTATATAAATGTATTTACAAGACACTATTATACTAAGATTTTAAGGAAATGTCAAGGATTCTTTAAGGTGAGTTACAAAAGTCTTATTGGTAAAGTTCATCAAGAGTTTCTTTAAAGTGAGTCTCTAGTATTCCTTTTACTTCTGATAGAGATAATATTTCGACTAGTCCTTCAAACAGGGCTTTACTATTAGTGAAGTCCAGGGGCATACTGATCCCTTCCCTAGTAGGTTTCCATGTCTCGTCAAAGTCAAGATAGTATTTTCTGAGTGATAAGTATTCCACGTCTCTAAATGTATTTATAGAGAGGTATACTTTGTCTTCTTTCGCCTCGTTGTAGTGTATCAGCTTCTCATAGAGAGCAGGTGCTTCATGTAGTTCTATCATTTTTTAGTATCGCTGATAAAGGCACAATGGAAGTTACATTGTCGGGGGAGAGTAATCTATAAGAGTCTGTGTCCCAGCAAAAGAGTAATACTTGGTTACCCGTGGGTTTTGCTCGGTTTCTTTTAGATTGTATATATTTGTTATCGAAGTCAAGCGTACAGACATTATATTTTAATCTATGACTGTTTTGGCTTCGGTAAGTGATTATCGCATCGCCGCATCTGTCGACTTGCTGGATAAATTCATCTTTCTTCATGAGTTCCTTTGAGGTTAAAATTGCATTCTACCAAGAACCCAATGGTTAAATCTGTGAGGTGGTTTCTATGGGTACAAAAATACGCTAGATAACTTAAGCTACCTAGCGGTATTTGAACTACCTATTTGTTTACTTTACCTATAATCTCTGCAAAGTAGTTAGCAGCCTTACCTGTTAACTTACTTATGATAGCGTCGTCTGCTTCCAAGCCTGCGTCAGAGATTGCATCTTTGACTGCTTGTTGAGCATCAGCAACAGAAACTCTGCCGCCTCCGCCGCCACCAGTTCCACCAGTAGTGGACTTAGTTGCAGGAGTTTTCTTAACGTAAACACCAGCTCTGGTCAAAATCATTCTGACACCATTTGGGCTCTCGCCTAATTCGGCAGCAATTTCTTTGACAATCTCCATAGAATTTTCTGGGGTTGCATTTTCTGCAGTATACATTTCAACTGCTTTTTCTTTAGCTTCGTCTGTCCAAGCCATTTTCTTTCTCCGTTTATGTTTTAAATATTCTGGCATTCCTGGGCACCATCCAGTTGAATCTCTCATCTGCTGATAGTATCTATCGCCCATATGCCCCTCTTTTTGTTCCAATTTCTAAGTATATTATATAAGAAATTGAGAGCGACGTCAAGAACTATTTTTTAAAACCTATACCCGTAGGTGTCTAGGTCTGTCTGTGCTATGGGGGTTATCATATCTTTCAATGAAGTGTCATACCACCTTCTATAATCGCTAGAATACTTTTTGTAGAGCAATTCCATACTCTTTTTGTCAGGGGTTATACCTAACGCTTTAAAGTCTGATTCCCACGACTCTAAAGTCACTACAAAGATACAATCTCTGTATACTTCGGTCTGAGATAGTATTTCAGCTTTTGCTAACCACTTCTCAAAACCACACCAATTCCAACTTTCGCGGTACAGATTTACAACCCTTTCATAAGGGTTACGAACTACGCCAATCTTCTTATCGCCAAGTTCTATGTAAATACTTTGTCTCATGACTAAGCTCCCGAGCCAAAGCTTTTGCATCATCTATCTGGTTATTAACCTGATGAGGCGTTGCTCTTGTATCTATTTTATTTAGCTTGTCTAGTAGGGCTACTAGCTTTTTATTACATTCTAGGAGGGAATGTTGAGCATTGTCTATCATATCCCTAATAACCCCCACCCATGGTTAGCTACGGCATTTAGTATAATGCACCACATAGCTACCGCTTGAGTAGCTTTCCATAGTATCTCATTAGTTGCTGTTTTAGTAACAGTCTTTCTGAATTTCATTACTACTCCGTATATTCTCATTCGATAATTCATTAGTCTCTCTCCGTTAACAGACTTCGTACATAATTCTCTACGAAGGCATCCCTGTACTTGTCAATAATTACAGGAAAAAGTAAAACAGGTACAAAAATAAAGCTACCTATTCCAAATATGATCCATGCAGCCGGCCACCATCTTATCGTAATATTGGTGGGCTCCATCTCATGAAGAATCATTAAACTAGGGTAAAAGATCCTCCATTGCGCAAGTAACCATGTGGTTGCCCACAATGCTGCGACTATACTATATGTTGACTCCATACTGCTCCAAATGCTTTAAGCTCCCAAGATCGTAGGCAATAGAAAAGGAGTTGTGCCCCATATTCTTACCCTCTAGCCAAGGAAATAAAGTCTTTGAAGTATCGCAGGGAGTGTGGACATATATTGCGTATCCTTTTGCTCCGTACTTTGCTTCGTAATCCATGTGTGTTAGTCCAGGTCTGCTTGCTTGGTACTCTAGGCTATGCTCTTTCTTAATAGTAGCAATCCCATTGTCCCTAGCGCTCCATACCTTTTCGCCTTCCTCAAAGGATTCGGCAACACATGGTTCGGGCAACATAATATCTGTAGTTCTACTAAAGCCTGCGGGTAACTTTTCAGGAATACCGACGCGCTCTATAATAGCTTTTACAAATGCGTTAGAACGATACAGTCCAGTAGATATTTCGGAGACATTATCGCCTTCCAAATACATCTTAATTACTGACTTAATCTCTTCTCTCGTTGCGCCCTTTCCTCTATTTTGGCTTTTACGCTTCTCTCTAAATTCCCAAACTTCGTTGTGCTCATCAATGATTTTCTGAAGTCTGGTCGTGTTATACCTTATATTCAGAAAGTCGCAAGCTTCTTTCTTTGTTATTGGGGAATCGCTAGCAAGTTGTGCAATTACTTCGTTAATACTTTCTGTAGTTAAATTTTCGTGTGCTTTTTTCTTAACTGTTGCCATAATCCTCTCCGTCTAATACTAATGTGTGTTTCTTGCCATAAAGCATTATAGCATAATGAATAACTTTAAGTAAGTCAGCAGGGTTATGCCCTTCTTTCTTACCATACCGCTGGGCATACTTCATAATATTACCCATACAAAAACCTTCACCATGCTCACTATCGAATATGAACTCAGTAGCCTGAATCTTTCCACTAGCGTAGTGTTGGTTGTAAGTTGTATCAATGTAGCTTTTTAGTGTATTTAGCACTACATCTTCATTAAATTTGTATTCTATTTTATCGTTGTTCGCCATGCCAAAATCCTATTTGTGTTAATCGAGCAGTTTGCTTTGTTTCGCCAAAGCCTGCGTCCTCAGGAGCGTGAAGCATATCAGCTTCGTACATTATACAACGATTATATCTATTTGCTACACTCATATGAACTGTCCAGTCTCTATCAACGCTGACTGGATTATCGAGATAACTTCCTCTAATGGGTGGGTAGAACTTTGACTTCTGTCCTCCTTTCATCTGTACATCTCTAATGTTGCCTTTACTAGCAAACATTAGAGTACCTGTGTTCGGAGGTGGATTTGGTGTTAAGTATACAACACAAGCATACATTCTATAGTGAGTAGGATCTTCTAATGGGTCATCAGAATGAATCCAACTAAATCTGTTTACTTTATCAATATACCCCAGGTTGAACGCACAATTACTGTTAATAGAAGTCCATTTAAGAACTTTAGCTTGCGCTATTTGTGACCATCTATTTCTAAGGTAAATGTTATTCTTTATCCAAAAAGGGTCTGGTGAGTTTGATGTCAGCTTCCGATGGCCTGGGTGAAATACTCTACCCAGTTGCTTCTTATCTTTACTTATACCACTTGTGTACTCTAGCTGTAGAGCTTTTTCCCGCACTTCGTCAGGATTTGGATAAAAATCGTCAATAACCCAAATCACTAGCTTTTAGCTAATTCATCAAGTACATCCAATCCGCCCTCTATTTTGGCAAGATACTCTTTCTGTTTCTGAAGTTGACCTTCTAGCACAGATATCTGTTTTTCAATTTCTATCTGCTGCTGTTGTAGGTTATTCCTCAAAACTGCAGAATGTTCCATAGTCTTCATATTATCTCCTAGTACTCCAATCATTCTCCGTGCCTCGATCCATTCTGTCTAAAGGCTCGTAGTAAAGCAGCACTACCATTTTTCTTAATCATTTTTAAATTTCTGCGTAAATGCATATCGTTTCGGGACTTCTCCATCCATGCTTGTATTCTATCGTCATCCCAATCTACTGGTAATGTGACTCTATGTCCCTCAATTTCGTATGTCCGTACACCTTCTGCTTCTACTATATTTTCTTTTATGACCTCTTTCCTTGCCATAATCTTTCTCCTAAAAAGAAAGAGACACCCTCTCAATCCCATTGGGCAGGTACATAATACTGAGTCGTTAACCTTTGTTTATATTTGTTGTGTTATTTACTTCTATAGCGTTCACACTATCTTTAATATATAAGGTTTCGTATTCTCTAGTCCTCTGTTCACTTTTCCTGAGAGGGGCTCTAATCTGCTTAACCGCCGATTCGTAAATCTTTGGTTTTATATTTTAATATGAGTATATTATACTAGAAATTTAAGGTTCTGTCAAGAACTGTTTTTCCATTCGTATAGGTATTACTTGCCGTTTATCTTATCTTTAGCTGTGCCAGCGTAAAGACCGAACCAAGCTGCTCCTGCACCTACAACAATAGAGATTAGTCCCGATTGTTCCATAGTAGGATCTTCTAGCTCCATAAACCACATTACACAGTAATATAGTAAAAAGATATATACACTAAGGAAGGCTCTGGGGAATATTCTCCATGAGTCTACCATGTTTGATAACCATATCCATCTCTGCCATGGGTTATCTGGCTCTTTGTCATTCTCTAGCGTTCTGATCTGATCTTTTAAATCGCCAATCTCAGCTACCATTGCCATGAACTTATTAAGGTCAATCTCGACTTCGTTCCTAGACATATCGCCTTGGAACTGTTCACTCGGTTGTGCCATTTGTTTCTCCAATCCAGTCCAACCATTCTTCTCTCCAGTTTCCTTGTTTCCTCTTCTCAGGGGGATGGAAGTGGAAAGAG